TGTTAAGCAAATTTGCAAGAAGGTCGACACTCAAGATTTGCGAGCTGCAGAGAAGGTCGGTGTGAGGACAAAAGCTGTCGAGCTAGTGGCAGAGATGGTGGACAACGAGAATTTAACCCAGGCTTTCGAGGTTGCCATGGCATTCTCTGGGGACAACAATCAGTTGTTTGATGTAATGATCCAAATCTTCAAGAAGGGGCAAATAGGAGGAATTCGTGAAATCATGATTCTCTACATCAAAGCAAGGGTCCTGTTCAACATAGTTGAAGAGATTTGCAGACTGCAAGCAAAGTCAGATAAGCGCGAGATTCTTACCAAGGGCCGGGACAAAAGGCTCATGATGAGAGGAGATTTTGAAGAAGTGTTGGCACAATTTCCAAAAGGGGCCCCTGTCCAAATGATCAAGAACTCTTATGACATGACAACCTGGGCCCAGAAGTTCATACCTACGATCTTCACTGCGATCTACAGAGACAGTCTTGCAGACTTCCCCGACGTTCAAAATCTGGCGTACTTCATATTCCTCAAGCACACAAACAAGATGATTGAGTACCCTAGAAAGCTTGTTGAAGCATGGATGAAGCACCCAAAAGAACGTCATGAACAAGTGTGGCTGCAAGAAGCCAAGGAGAAGTTCTTGGCAGATGGGGTTCCATATTTCAGGAACAACTCCAATATGTGTCAAGGAATACCTCATTACAACTCCACGATTCTAGCTTTGTCCTGCCAGAGCTTCCGTGATCGGCTGTTTCTAGTCTGCCTTGAGAAACTGCAGCAGGAATGCAGGATTAGATGGAAAACAAGGGTTGGGTCAGACGACAAGGGCGACATGATTGGTGTGGACATGTCTTACCCTGAATCATACTCACAGTACATCCTCTTCGAGCAGTGCGCCCACGTGGCTGAAAGACTACATTCCATGGAACTCTCTGTGAAGTCAGCATCCGGTAACGTGCTTTACGAGCTAAACTCAGCATACATGGCAAACCTAGAGACACTTTCTCCAACTATCAAATTTGCTTTGGCTGGATGCGACATGATGACGACATCTTCCTGCTCCTCCTTTGTTAACGAATCTTACGGCAGAATCCGGCAGATGAGGGAGAACGGTTCTTCATATGTCTTGTGTGGGCTGGCCCATATGCTGAACGCCAGCCACTTCACTCAGATGTTCAGAACAGGCAGAGGAATGACCAACGACGTCACATCTATATTCGGAGTGCCAGAAGAGCACATACCCTACGACTTTGGAGTCTACCCCTTCTTTGATGTGGATCTCCAGGACATCGTTGGACCTGAGTACCACAATTACCTGTGCTTGACTTCTTCTGAGTGCCCAGAGGAGGTGAAGTCATTGCTTTTCACTTCTCTGTCAAAAGACGATCTTTCTGAAGCCTTCCCTGGCGAGCAAGAGGGTCTACTCAAGAAAGATCACTTTGGGATAAGGCAAGGTCTGATCAAGCAACTAGTTGCCATGAGAAGACGGGTGGGCATTGTGGCATCTGACGTTGAAGAATTTTTTACAAACAACCCATTCTTGATGATTAGAGGCCCTGAGAACCGAGAAGAGACTTTAAGGGTCATACAATCAAAGCTGCTGACTAAAGGAGCCTCTGAAGCTTTGCGCCGCACATCCCCAGCTATCTATCTAGGCAGGTTGTCAGCTTTTGAGTCTGCTCGAGCTTGGCAGATGAAGAAGCCGACAGGAGTGGAAGTGGTCGATCTGGAACTAGGGACTCAACATGAGTTGGAGGAGGATGTGAAGGCTACGTACAAGGAGTTCCTCACCTGGGGTCTGGCTCGCGCAAAAGCAAACCCTTTCCCCGTGCAGGCGATGATGTCGGTGATCTTCCCACAGCGCCAGTCCTATGAAGTGATAAGGCAGTTTGTCGGGCAGTTTGGACTTAGGAGAGAGTCCGCCAAAGCCCACTCGCAGGCCGTTCGAGGATGGGTAACAAACAGTTATAACTACAACTTCAGCAATTCTCTAAAGAGCATTCTTGAAACATCGTTCGGCTTCAGTCAGCTGTCATCAAAAGAGGATGTTGCTGAGTTCAGAAAGCTTTTAGGCTTCAACCTGAGCTCTTACGAAGGGTTCATTAAAGAGTGCTCAGCCAAGGGTGTAAGGCCAATGGATCTGTTCTTCTACATGTCGAAGATATACAAAGCTTCGAAAGCTTCAAGAGTGCAAGCCTTTGCTAATGGTCCAAGCACAAACAGTCTTCACGGAACACTACACTCCATCAAGAGATTTAGC